GACATCAGCTGGTTTTACCGGTTGTGGACGACCATTAGAATACACCGCAAAAAGCTAGACACATCGAACAAGAAGGAGAAAGATGTTAATTAAATTTGAGATGAAACTCTGATATCCAAAATGGGCAGTCTAGTCTCAGATTGTGGTCCAAGATAAGTGAAATGATTGTTAAAGTTAACGGTACTTCCTTTAATCTTGTCTTTTTTACTGATAAAATACTTTGAAGTATGACCATTACGTTCTCCAAAACAGTATACGTCTTTATCTATCTCAGTCAATTTGTCAATGGCCTGGTTAGGATTACCAAAAATACCTCCCATTACTACGAAGTCTTTTAAAACGGCAATGTTACGATAACTTAAGCTAATGTAACGGTAGAGCAATTCATCAGTACGATTTTGAATAATGAATCTAGTATCGTAAAAGTTTAGTTGAATGTTATTCAGATCACGATTCAAAACAAATTGGTTAAAGATGTTCTCGTCACTTATCTTAAAGTCTTTCCAATTGGCTAAAGTGACAATGTTATAGTCAACAATCACATCGGTTAGAACTACCATATGTCTTCTAGTATCAATCATTCTTTTCATGAAAATTACAAAATGTTCATTCATATTACCTAATCTCTTCAAGATAAATTTTATTTTAGGAATAGCGTTAGGTAGTGGATTAATGTATTTGTGATCAACGTTGTCTTTTTTGAATTTAAATTGAACACTGAAACCGTCTGTACCAGTGGTGGTAAACACTTCAGGATGATCGTCTAAATTAATAGTGAAATATTCAGTATCGTTTTCGACGTTAAAGAAGTCTGCGGGTGAAGATGTGCCGGTACTGTAATAACCAAAAGCTAAACCTTCAACTTGACGAAATAAAGGTAAGTCGTCATCAAAAGTCACATGAGAAATCACTTTCAACATGGATTCTAGATAAGTGTCGCCATATTGATATTTTTTGTGAACAGCACAAGTAGCGGGTTGAACTTGGTCGATGTTTCCATTAGCATCAGAAGCATATAAAGTTGGAAGATACACTCTAGGATCAGAATCCATAGTGTAAAAAGCATTCTCGTGCTCAAAATAACGTTCGACAGGGCAATTGAATGTGCGAGTGATTTCATGAAGAACTGCTCTTCCATTGCTAGTAGTCCAAAAAGCAAAAAGCCGTTCGCGAACAGTTGACAAAATCTCACTGGTGCTCTCTTTGTGCAAATAATTGAATATTGTAAAGACAGTATTGATACGTTTGCTGTGTCCTACAACTTTTAATGCTAATTCAGTAATCGATTGACCATCAAATGGCAAGATGTTAATCGTATTGGGATCATAAAAATTACGAGACAAAAAACTGCCAGTTGTTGTTACTGTATCGTTCCTACAAACACCATGAACGCCAATAGCAACGTAAGTGTACAATTTACTGAAACAATGAAGAGGAGTCAAGGGTACGGTGATTCCTTTGCCTTTAAGTAGATTTACGAGATTGTCATTCTGATTTCCAGTATCTGCCAATACGTTGTAACCGCTGTAAGCAATCATTCTAGGTCTTTTCCAAGGACTATTTTTATCAAAACCATCACATACGAACAAAAAAGAATCATACATCGTTTTTAGCATGGGAGCAACAGTATAATGCATCAGTAGTCCTAAATTATTAGAAGCAATACGAATGGTGTTCAGCAAAGTATTATAAGATTCTTTGACTGATGTTTTTACAGTATTATGACTAAAATAATTCTTAGTAACCAAATGAACAGCAGCTCCGATAGCGTTAACACGAGTGTTGACAGCGTTGATCATACTAGCTTCTTTGTAATCTTCAGCAGAGCAAGGAAGGTAACCTCGAACAACGGTTTCAAAAAATGGATATTTAGCATTAATTTTTCGCGTTAGATTTACATAGTCTCCCAAAGGAGCAATAAGATTGTAAATGGAACTTATAAAAGGATAATCAGAAAGTTGTTTTTGAGTGTACTGTCTTTGAACTAAAAAACTAAACACTACGCCATCTAGCAAATCATTTAAATCGTAACGATCTATAGAAATATTTACTTTATTCCAAGTTCCTCTTTGAAGTTTAACAAATACGCCAAATTCTCCTTCCCATTTATTCCATTCATCATTACAAAATGTATACATTAAATCAAAAAGAGTACGACCAAATCTGTGACTGTTCCACCAAGCTAAACGAGGTGTAATAATGAAAGCAAATAAAACTTCAAGCAACACCAAAATATCTAAATATTCAGTTTCGACGTAAGTATTTTCAACTTTAAAATCAATGAACCTAGCATACATTTCAGCAGTTAAGAGTTGACAAAAACTTTCAATGTTTCCACCTGCAAGCACGTTCATAAAATAAGTTACAGCTTCTCTAGAAGTAGGACTATTATTTTTGTTATTAATTAAAGTAGTAAGCTTAACTCCAATATCATTTTGTCCAAATAAATTTCTCGAGGTCATCAAAGATAGCGATTTGTTCATAAGAAGAGACCTGATGTTCTTGTCTATCATAATTACAAACATACTGAATTTCCAATCTTCTTCGGTCGGACAATACACAAACAATAAATCGTCAATCATGGTGTCAAAAACATGCATACTAACTCTGTTGGGATAATTAGCAGCCATCAAAGTCTTATAATGATTAGCGGTCATTCTATGATCACGAATTCTTTGTGTAGCCAAATTGATCAAATAAGCAGCAAATTGGTCTGTGTTTCCATATCCACGACAAATTAAATCATAAGTATTAATAGTTTGTTCAATTGTACGACCAAATTTATAGATTTTATCAAAGTCAATTTCAGTATTACCATCCATCAACATGTCATTAATTTTCTTTTGGAATGGAGTAACTGAGTGATAGATACCATTGAAAATGATGTGCGCTCTGTCATTGTAAAGAATCTTTTTTCCTGCTAACTTTTTAGAAATCAAAGTGTTATCATATTCTATGGACAAGGGTTTAGTACGGCAGCCTTTTAATAATAAATTACAATTAGCAGCAATTTCTAGGAATGTTTTTAAGCGCGAAAACATTTTCTTATCTTTATAATTGTCTGAGCTGTGAACGCCTACATAAGAAACGTTTTTTATCAAAGATGTATCTCCAATAATTGTAGGATCAGTGATTTCAGGTGCGAAACTATTACCATTCCATCCAACACTAACTTTATAAGCATTAACGGGAAAAGCTTCACTTGAACGTAGTAATGCGGGATGATCTTTAAATATTTCAAAATATCTTTTGCTTTCATAAGTAGTCATATCAGTATCATAATATTGATTTACGAAAGTATTAAAACAGAACAATGAAGGAAATTGTTGAGAATTATCATCTGTAAATTCAATAGATCGATAAAAAGGTATGAGTTGGAAGTCAGCGCAATCTGTAATGCCAAATGTTGTGGTATAGGCTGGAACGTTTGAAGTAAGATATGTAAGATACTGATTTGCTTGTTCGTCGACAAGTTTTTGATCTGATTGTTTCAAATGACCTTGTATGTTCATGATCGCTTCAACTGAAAGTGCGGTCTTAGCCTGAATTGTACTACCATCCTTATATTTAATTTCTTCTGGTCGTAATGAGTTTGTAATTCCTTCTTGATTAATGACAGCGTCAGGATCGACTGAGTCAGTTTTCTCTTGACTTTTCTGTGATTCTTGTTTTTCTTGAGCTGGTTCTTCTGCTTCTTGCGTTTTATCTGGTTCTTTCTTTTCATCTTCATCTTGTTTAGCGCCTTTTTTACGGTTCTCCTCCAAATTCATTTCGTCCTTAATTTTGGGTGAATCCAAGGGTCCGGTAAAAAACTT